GTCAGAGGCCCATGCCGTGCCGTTCCAGTGCGCCCGCTGGTTGTTGCCCAGGAGGACGTACTGCCCCGAAGTCCAGGCCGTGTTCGGGCTGGCGGTCACGCCGGTCATCCCGGCGATGCTCTGCGGGGCGTAGGAGTCCACAGGGGTCCAGGTGCCGGGGGTACCCGCGGTCGCACCGGTCGCGGGGACACCGCTGGAGATGCAGTCACAGGCGGCCTCAGGCGGGGCCACGTCGGTCAGTTGGACGTGCAGGTGGTCGCCACTGAGGATCGGCTCCAGGAGAGGCCCTGCGGTCCCGCCAGAGCCTCGGACGACATCGTAGGGACCAACGCCCCAGCCGGAGCCCGTCTTGGTCGCCGCACCGTTGATGGTGAACGAGACCGCGGCGTTCTCAATGGTGAAGTCACCCAGCGTCCCGCCCTGCATGAACGGCACGAGGATGTAGCCGTAGGTGCCCTGGGCGTCCGGGTTGTCCGGGTCGCAGGCCACCTGGGGCACGTTGCTCCAGAGTTCGAGGGCGAAGCCGTAGTCGCAGGCGGACCGGTCGGAGTTGACCCGGAAGCCCACGGCGTTGCCCTGCCAGTCGTAGACCGCCGCCTGCCCGGTGAGCATGGCGTACAACTCGGGGTTGACGGCGCAGAACGTGATGACCGCGGTATAGCCGGTCAGGGTCGGGCAGGCTGCGTCACGAACGCAGACCTTGCCCGAGGCGTTGGTAACGCTGATCTCCTCGCCCTCATCGGTGTTGGCCGTGAAGGCGACAGACACGAATCCGTCAGTGGTGACGGAGCCACACGCGCCCGCCTTGGGACGCCCGCAGCCGTCGAGGGCCGTAGCCCGCATCACCCGCCCACGGACCAGTGGGAAACAGTTGTTCGACACGGGCCTACTCCTCGTCCTTGTTGGCGGACTTCACCTTGGCGACGACCTCGGCCGGAGCGTTGAAGCCACCCCGGTCATAGTTCACGGTCACCACCCGCTGGTCCAGACCTGCTTCCTCGGCGGCTGCCAGGAGCAGTACGGCGTTGTCCTCGTTGATGCCCGCGTAGAAGGTCTCACCCTCCTCGGTGGCCTCGGGGGTGACAGACTTGTCACCCTCCTTGACCTCGGCGGTCTCGGCATCTACGACCTCGTCATCGGTCTCGGGCACGTAGCCCTCGTCCTTGTCGTCTGCCATCGTTCAACCTCCTCGAAGGTGGTGATGGGCGGGCCGTCCGGCGATGGCTCAGACGACCCGCCCACGATGGTCACGGAGCGACGGTTCCGGTGAGGCACTCGGTGTTCGAGGCGGCACCCGTGATCCCAGCGGAGCACAGGTCGATGGTCGTCTTGTACGCCTTGTAGCACTTCTGGAGGAGGAGGACGCCCTGCTCGTAGAACAGCGCGGTGTAGAGGTTCTGCTTGAGCGAGGCCGCGTCGTAGACGGCGTCCAGGCTGATGACCGGGGAGACGCCCTTGACGAACGTGCCAGCCGGGTAGACCAGGACCTCGACCTCGGCCGGGTAACCGGTCGCGTCGTCGGCAAGGGTCTGCCAGGACTGGACGAACTGGAGGCTGACGTTGCGAGCGGCGAAGTACCCGGCGATGTTCGCGTCGGTGACCGCGAGCAGGTCCACACCGGCCCGGATCGACAGGTCGGAGCGGATCGCACCCTTGGCCCAGTAGGGCAGGACGACCTCGACGGTGGCGCTGTTGGCGATCCGGAAGTTGCTCCGGGCCACGATGGCGATGAACTCGACGTGGTCGAGGATGTCGCTGGCCGAGGAACCACGGGAGCCGAGTTCGACAGACGTGGCCGCGGCGAGCGCCTGGGCCAGCAACTTCGCCGTGATGGCGTGCTGGTGGGCGATCATCGCCTCGCGGATGAACGCGGCGACGAGTTCCGGGTAGCCCGCCTCGGTGAGGATCGGGGAGGTGAGGCAGATGCCGCACGCCTCCAGCCGGACCTCGGTGAACGGAGGACACGGGACCTCGTAGCAGGTCTTGGGCGTACCCGCGATGGCCTGCGCCTCGGTCTGGCAGAACGTCGCACCGTAGAGGCCCGAGAAGTCGGGGCCGGAGGTGTAGCGCACGCCGCCACGGCTGACGCTGATCTCCGGGAGGTCCCAGAGGCCGTCAGTCGAGCCGCCGCCACACAGGTCGTAGATCGTCTCGGACGGAGCGCACCAGCCACCGGAAGCCGTCAGGCTCCGGCCCGGCAGGCGACCCTCGCGGCTGGCGTAGTCCACGATGTCGGAGTCACGGCTGCCGGAGGCAACCAGTTCGGCCGGGAAGGACAGGTTGAACTGGCCGACCGGGTACCGCTGGAGCGAGGCACCCTGGACGCCCCACGCGCTCGGGAAGGCGCGGGCCTTGTTCAGGAAGCCGTCCGTGAGGTTGTCCCAGTCACCGAGGACCTGACCGGTCGAGTAGCCGGGCACGTCCGCGGAGGCGGTGATGACGATGCCCTGGGCGGCTGGCGTCGCGGGGACGACAGGGAGGGCGACGCGACGCGAGAGCGTGGCGACCGCGGTGCTCGCGCTGACCGAGGCGGGCTCGGACTTCGTGGGCGGCTCGGCCGTAGGCTCCGGTGCGGGGTCCGGCTCAGGGGCCGGGTCCGGCGTGGGCTCGGGGTCTGGGTCGGCCGGGTTCCGGGGGTTCCGGGGCTGTACGGAGGCGGCGTCGCGGACAGCGGCCATGCGCGTCACGCGGGAGGTGGCTGCGGTCTCGCGGCTCTCCTGCTCGTCGCGCAGGATGCGCAGCGAGGCGACGATGCGCTCGGCGGCGGCAACGTCGTCATCGGTGGGGGAGGCGAGTTCGAGCAGCACGTTGAGGGCGTCTTCGCCCTCGGTGATCTTGGCGGCGAGTGCCTCGGCGTCATAGGCGCTGAGGTCCTCCACGACGGAGAAGTCGGCCATGTCGGTATCTCCTGACAGAGCAAGCGAACGGGAGGGTGGTTTGCACTCCGCGCTTGGCGCTGGGAGAACTCGCTACGGCTGGGCCGTGGGCGACAACTGCCGCGAGCGTAGAGCAGGGCCGCTGCTTTTGGCAACGGCCCTGCTGTTTGCTCTCCCACAGGCGTCCGGTCCCATGTCCCGGTTCTCTGCCGCTATATCGCGTGCTGGGTGCGTACTTTGCCGTGGTCTGACGAGCAGGGTGACAAGTCTGTCACCCACCACTACTTCGTCTTGTAGGTTCCCCCACCGGCACGAATCTGGGCGGCTCGCGCCTCCATCTCGGTGCGGTAGGTCTTCTGCTCACCGCGTGGGTTGGTGAAGACGAACTCCTTGGGAGTGCCGTCCGCGTTCTTGTTGCCGCCGCTGCATCCGCAGGCCATCAGACAACTTCCTTCCGTAGCCGGGCCATCCGGGTCTTCGGGTCGAGCCCGGCCTTCTCCCGCAAGGCCATCATTCTGCGCCGCGCGTTCCGCGTCTCGATCTCGTCCACCGCAGCCATGACCGCTGCGCTGATGTCGAGGCCCGAGACGACGTGGGGCTGCCGGTCCACGATGCCTGCCGCGACCAGGCTGATCTGCTCCCCACCGGAAGCGGCCAGTTGGGTGCGCGGGACGACGAAACCGGGGACGTTGACGCAGAGCGCGGCGACCATCTCCAGCCCTCCGGCAACCTCGCGCCAGTCGCCGGAGAGCGGGGCGGCGGCGAGGGCATGTCGGTCCTCATCCGAGAGGTGATCCCGTACACGACCACTGATCCAGATGCCATGCGCGTCCTCACCCGCGACGACATCAGCAGCGACCGTCGCGGTGTTGTCGTAGTGCGCCGCCGTCGCGGCAGCCGACAAGCGTGGACCGGCATGTCCTGCGCCGAGGGTGACGTGGCCTACCGCGATGTCTCCCTCGTCTGTGTGGACCGCTCCGGTCCGGAAGTAGGCGTAGTTGCTCTGGCTCGGCGGGGCGGTGACGCAGGTGCCCTTGATGCCGATGTGGCAGACGCCCCATGCCGCGACGTGTCCGAAGATGCGCCCGTCATCGGTGATGGTCACCGGGGTCGGCTCGGTCAGGTTCGGGTTGTCGAAGTACCGGGCCGAGATGGTCGGCCGGGCGGAGGCGACGAGGCTGACCGCAGGACTCCGGTCAACGGTCTCGCTGGAATGGCGACCTCGCCGCCCCCGGTTCCCGCCACCGCCTTCACTCGGCGCGCGTCCGGGCCAGAAGCCTGTTGCGTCGTAGTGACGGTTGGCGCAGTAACCGTTGAGGTACTGGGCCTTGACGTACTTGGCGAGTTGACTGCGGCACCGGTTGAAGTCTCCCGGCGTTCCCCAGCGAATCTTCGCCGCGCCCTTGCCGCGGGTCCAGTACCGCCGCAGGCGCTCGGTGTCCACCGGGTGGGTCAGCCATCCCGGTCCGTCCTCGGTCTTGACCGCGAACTCGTCCATGTCGTCGCCGGTCGCGGCGATGTTCTCGGGCGGGTCCTCACCGAGTTCGTCGTAGGCCCCGCGCAGCGCCGCCTTGGCCTGGCTGATCTTCTCCGGGGGCGCGTCGGTGCTGCCGAGCCGCGAGGCCGCAGCGTGCACCCCGGCCCGGCTCAACTTCCCGTCCGGGGTCAGGATCGGCAACTTGTTGTTGGACTTCTTCATCTTGTCCGGGCCGTCGTCCACGAGGTGCACGATGGTCGCCTTGAAGTACTGCTCGTCGGTGTAGTTGCTGGCGCTGCCGTCCCACGAGCCCTCGTCTATCGCCATCTCGCAGTTGCACGCGGCGGTCAGGGACTTGTCCTCCTCGCCGTCCTCGGGCCACTCGCCCAGGCCGACGAACGCCTCAGCGAACGCGGGGATCGCGCACAGGGTCGCGCCGCAGACCCGGCCGTCCGGGAAGACGGTGACCGCCTCCTGCGGGTCGTCGCCCTCGCTCCAGTCCCCGCCCGTGCGGTTCTGGAGTTCCATGCTGGCGTCGTCCACGTCCACGCTCACGCCACGGATGCCACCGTCCGCGATGAGGCCGATGGCTTCGTCCGCCTCGTCCTGGCCGGGGAAGAACACACCCGACGCCTTGATGAGGTTGCCGTCGCGCCACACCTCGTCAATGCGGCCGACGACCACGCCGCCGTCGTGGCCGGGCGCGGTCACCTTCTGCCAGGACAGGGGCAGCGGCAGGTCGCGCCAGCGCAGCGCGTCCTTGCCGAACTTCCGGCCGTCGCCGCTCATCACGTCCTCGGGCGCGAGGACTCCGTGCCAGGGGACTGCGGCGTCCTCGTCGGTGACAAGGTTGTCACCCTCGTCCAGGTCGTCGTCCGGCAGAACCTCGGGCTCGGTCGCGGTGGCGGTCATGGTGACTCCTTCGTTCGCAGACGCAGCCAGGGTCGCAGCCGAGATGGCGATGACACAACGGCAGTTGATGATGAGGTCGGGTGGTGCGCTCGGGTCGCCGGGACGATTCATGGCTACGCCGTCCACGGTGAACTTGTCCCTGATCCCCACGGTGATCCCGTCCACCGAGCGGTGCGCGTCGCGGACCCGGTCGTCGTGCATGGTGATCCAGGTCTTCTGCATCGACGGCTTGGTGGGGTCGATGTGGGACTCCAGGCCCGCCGCCTCGGCCCCGGCGTTGATCGCCGCGTTGGACAGCCAGCGGGCGATGGCCTCGACCTTCGCCTCGAAGTTGCCATCGGTCAACGGGCCGGTCAGGTCCAGCGC